TAGTTGGACGTAATCCATATACACTGTCGTTTAAATCTACTCTAGTATTACCTTCACTTATTGTACCAGTACCATCTGTAGCAAAAGTAAAAACATTGTTAGAAGGTGTGTCTGTAAACTGATTTGTAGCATCTAAAACACCACCTTCAGTCCAATCTCGATTATTTCCAGAATCATCTTCTCCATAATCACTGGTGTTAGAAAAATCAAGATAAAAACCACAGTTACCAAAACCTCCAGACAATGCACCAATTGCAGTAGTAACTGTAGAAGAGGCTTTTGGCACCCATTTATTTGTACTTGTATCAAGTTGACCAAAGACAGAGGCATCTAATTGATGACCATCTACCATAAAGTATTCGGCATAATACATATTAGAATGATCAGCAGCAGCATGATAATCTGGGTGACAACCTATAATTTGTTCTGTTGATGCTTTGTTAATATAGGCTTGAGCAGTCATATTGTCTGCTGGATATGTAGTTTGAGATAAGTCTGTTATTCTTATACCATTAACCCAAATTTTTACTCTGTCTGCTGCCGTGCTTCCACTGGTGTAGTCTAGTCCAAATACTACATGCACCCACTGAGAAGAATCAGCTAAAAATGCACCCTCTGTTTGAACATAGGCAGGTGAACTACCACTACTTCTTGTTAGATATTGAAGTCTACCTGTAGAATCACTATATATTCTTTCACTGTTATCACTACCACCATTCCCAACACATATCCAATTTTCCCTAGCTTCCAATGGTTTTAACCAACATGAAACTGTTTTCTTCTGTACGTTGGTAGGAGTTGTAGAAACAGAGTTTGCAATTCTAAGTTCATCTTCATCTGCTGCATTAAATGCTACTGATTGAGAAATTATTCCTACATCTGTAAATGGTACAAAGTCTCCTACTCTTTGACCTGCTCCATTACCTTCATAAAGTATGGGGGAAAAGCTATCTATTCCTTGATAGTCTGGTGCAGATAGGTTAGCACTTGTTAAAGCTTTATACCCACTGGGAACAGAATACTTAAAATTACCTCTTCCACTTGCATCAGTATTACCACCTGCTGTTGTCTGCCCATTAAACGTCCCACTCTGTCCAAAGTTAGCCACCCCGTCACCGTTAGCATAAGCTAGGTAATAAGGTTGGAATGTTCCCGAACCAGAACTATTTAACCCTGTAAATGCTGCATTGGTCAGTGAAGAACCACTGGTAGGATCACCACTAGCTTGGAAAGTTCCGTTCTTTGAAAAGTATACACCACCATTATCCATATCAAGAGCAATGCCTACAATGTCACCTGTGGTGATAGAGTCTCCATATGAAGTACTGCTATTGTTATTTCTTTTTGTACCTGCAAATTCATAGGAATACATTAAAGCACTTGCATAAAGAGCATTCGTATCATTTTCTAGACCTGCTTCTACATCACAGATTCCTAGCATATTAGCAGTATTACCCTGTGCTACTACATAGACTTCCCAATACCAGTTACCAGAAGAAACTCCATAGTTTCCTGTTGCTGCTGGATTTGTACTTGTTTGAGTAGAGGAGAATCTAAGACTACCCTCTGCAAATGTTTGAGTTTGTCCATTAACTCTTAGCGGATTCCAAGTACAGAATGAATTTGAAGGACTGCTGGTTGTTTGATTGTCTTCATCCATACTAGTAACTGCAAAATTATTACCTAAAGAACTACTATCTAATCCTAGAGAACCAGAGTTAGAAAAGTCAAGACAGAAGCTATCACCCCCGGCTGAACTAGCTAAAGTTGCTATATCAGCATCTGCTTTAGGAGCATACTGAGAACCATTAGTACCAAATGTAAATGCATCTAAAATATCAGTAACAGCTACATCACCATTCTGTATGCTGTCATCATCTAGCATAAAAGATTGTGCTAAATAACATGGAATAAATTGACTAGAACCTCCATATCCAACACCCCATTGAGTTGGGTCACCAGTACCTCCAGTTATACTTGGATTGTCATTTAGAGTGTAGTCAGTAGAAACCGTAAGAGTACTAGTCTGATCAATACCGTTTATATAATATTTTAATCTGCTTCCTGCCACCTGAGTAGTATCAATGGATATCATAATATGATACCATCCAATGTCTCTTAGCAGCATTGAGGTTGATACTGCCTCGTATTGAAAACTCCCACCGTCATAGTCAAAGATAGAAATTTTACCCTGCTTGCTACTTTGATCCATCATTGATAGTGCAAATTGTGCTGAACCTTTTTTACTAAAGATCGTAGCATCTGAGGTAGTAAATCCAGTTTTCTGTATCCAAGTTCCTATGACAGCTTTTGTTCTGGTTTTTGCTCCTAAGTCTAGTGATAGAAAATCTGCTGTACCGTCTAGCCAGATGGAATTACCAATTGCAGTTGGGCTAAAAGGGTCTGGACCTGTACTCTGTCCACCTGCACCTAGAAGAAGATTGTTGCTAAATAAACTCATTATGAATATGCCTTTGTCAAAACAGCTTGAACATCAGTGGAAGTCTGTACAATATAATCTAGTCTATCAACTCCTGCTGCATCTGTAGTAAGTACTGGAGCAGTACCACCGGGAAAGTCCCAAGAAGAACCATAAGCCAGTGTTCTAGAACCTGTGCCATCCTGTACTATAAAGACGCTACCTACCTGTCCAGCCACACAATTAGTTGGATTATCTAATGTTCTATTACCTGCTAATGTAAGAGTAAAATTTTGTCCACTATTAAGATCGACTGAAATATTTGCTCCATCTGTTAAGGTTACAATATCAGCAATAGCTGCACCACCAATCATTCTAGCTTTTTTACCTAAGAAAGCTGTCACAGTTCCTAAACCTAATCCCCCACTTAAAACAAGATCAGTTCCTGATACTCCTCCTGTTAGTGTACCTCCAGCTAAAGGTAGATGATTAGCAATACTAGTTGCGAGAGCAGCCGATACTGCTGTTATTTTAGAATTAATAGAGGTAATAGCATCTATATTAACTGTAACTACAGCATTAATAGAGGTTATAGCAGCCGTATTAGCTGCTATATTAGTATTGGAATTAGCTATGCTGGTAGCTAGGGCTGCTGATACGGCTGTTATTTTAGAATTAATAGAGGTAATAGCATCTATGTTAATTGTAACAACTGCATTGATAGAAGTTATAGCAGCAGTATTGGCTGCAATATTAGTATTAGAGTTTCCAATACTAGCAGCTAGGGCTGCTGATACGGCTGTTATATTAGAATTAATAGAAGTAATAGCAGCCGTATTAGCTACTACAGAAGTATTAATAGAAGTGATAGCAGCCTTATTAACAGAAGTTAAAGCTGATACTGCAGCTATGTCTGCTGTACTCGGAATAGCTGCACCAGCTAAAAAGATTCCAGTAGAAGCATATAAATTTGTAATACTTAATGTAGGATTAACTACAGCAGTTAAACTTGTTGAGGCTGTAGAAACAGAGGTTCCAGCTTCAGTAAACAGAACGGTATCATTACCAGTTGTAATTTTTGTAACCGTTCCTGTACCAGCAGCTAAAGTATTTAATGTAGAAGCTGATGCTGTTAAAATAGTTCCATTTAACATAAGTTTAGAGGGACCATCTATATTAACATAATCAGAACTAATTTGTAAGGGAGAATTAGTTCCATCCCCACTTCTAATATCTTTTAAATTAGTTGTGAACCCTTCATTTACAATAGCAGAAGAAGGAGTAGTACTAGATGCATATAGAAGAGTTCTATACGTATTAATTATTTCATAAGATGTAAAGTCATTACCAGTACTCATATTATTTTCCTATATTGAAGACCACAGAGAGAAGCTTTTTCTACGATTAGAAGGTTGCCAGCTACGTACTAATTGGTCCTGTGCTTCTGTATCAGTTCCTGTTACTTCCATTCCCACCTCTATTGTTCCTGTCATTTGGATTATTTTTAATGTGATATTATTATTAACAACTCCATTTAATATTCCAGATGCAGTAGTGGTTGATGGAAGTTCAGCAGTAAAAGTTAAAGCTGTTAAATCTATTAAAGTTTGAGGTACAGAGATAGTAACAAATTGATAATCAGAAGGAGAACTTCCTGTCTTAGGCTCAACAGACATTACTATAATTCTATCTGTAGGAAGCTTTACTTTAAAAACATCATCCCAAACAAAACTAGCTTTACCCCAACTTGTATTTCTATCTAAAGTCGTAGGTGGTCTAGGATTAGCAATTTTAATATCGTCTTTAACATTAGGTGATTTATTGAGAGGACTATTTTTTAAATCATACGGTCCTTCAAAATCCATAGGACAAACAAGAAGACCATAGCTATTTAATTTCATTACCCTATGAGGATACTGAAAACCACAAGTGTCACAGATTGCCAGAGTACGTCTATTCGTAGCCATTAGACTGCTCTAATTTTAGGTTTAAAAAATATACTAGCCCTTTCTGAATCTTCCAATAATGCCCTACTTAAAAGTTCTTCATAGTTAGTCTTTAAAAAAGATAGTTTAGCAGCATCTACTCCCGGTCTTTTAGTACCCATATAAAAGGCCAACCCTGCTGTAAGACACGGTAAAAATCTTTTAGGCAAATCACCTGTTTGTCCTTCTGACTTATTAACATCCTGAAGCTCACTAATCTTTTCAATCTTTAAAACATCAGTAGAGTTCTCTGGAATAGGCCAAATAAATAATGTAGGATTATTTACATTACGTTTAATAGAATATTGTGTGGCACGACCTGTCTGGCTTTTAGCAGGAATCTGAAGATATTCCTCAAAAGAAATTCGGGTAGCAGCTATATCAGAATCATCTCTATTAATAATAACTTGTAAAGCATCAATAGCAGAGTTGCTTAACTCGTAACTAGTAACACTAGCTACAACTGTTACAGCCGTAGTTTCTGTACTCCATAACAGTATACCACGATTCTGCCAATCTTTCAACATTAAATTAATAGAACGACGGGCAGACTTAGGCTCATGGCCCAAAGTCTGCTCACCACCAAGCATCTCGGATGCTTCTTGGATTACATCGTCTATATCTAAGTTAAAATTAAAAGTACCAGAAAGAGCCATTTAAACTTGACCACCTTTTTTATAACCCTGCATAATTTTGCCGCTACCTACGACACCACCACCAGCACGATAAGCAATACGAGTTCCTCTAGGCATAGCTCTCCGACGAGCAGCTTCCGACAGAACACCTGCTCTTGCTTCTTCAGCAGGGGACAAGGCTACTCTACTCATACGACCACCATTAGCTTTCTTGGTAACTTTTTTCATAATTTTTCCTCCTGAAGCTTTTTTAGTTAAAGGTGGTGATCTTCTTTGCATTCCTTTTTTACCACCTAATTTTTCTTTATCAAGTTTAAGTGTTTCTTGTACTTTTGCAATATCATCAGAAAGTTTTTCAGCCCTTACAATATCTACAACTTTTTTTCCTTGCTTACTAGTCTTTAATTGGGATTGTAACTTTTTAAGTTTTTCTTCATTAGCTGCAATTCTTTTCTGAGTCTTAACCATTTCTCTTTGCATACCTGTTCGTTTACCAGCAGTATTGACCATAACATTGTCCTCACTACCACCAGTTATCTTACCAGCCCGTCCTTCTCTAACATCCTTCATGGCTGAACCCTGACCTTTAGGAACAGGATTTTCAACAATATCTTCCCCCTCCATTCTTTGAGCTACTTTTCTTCTACGACCACTACCTCCTGCAAGTAAATCAGGATTTTCTGCTAATCTTGACTTACCCCTTACAGAAGCACCTTCTTGTCTAAACAAGGCTCCACCAGTTGTACTGCCTTTATTTTTTGACTGTGAAATACGTTTTCGATTAGCCATAAGCTTATCATAATCTTGTTGAGGCATAGCTCTGCCATCATATAAACCTTTAGAAATAGAAAACTCTTTATCTCTAGCTTTACGGGTCACAAACTTTTTACCATTGCTAGGAGGTTTTTTTCCACCACCTGCTGCTGCTGGTTTTCTAGCTGCTTTTTTTGTAGTAGATTTTATAATATTTTTTACAATAGCCATAATCCTAACTCCTTACTTTTCCAAATCCAGCACGGGCTGCACCAACTCCAATGGGTCCACCCTTTTTCTTATACTTAATTTGGCCTCCACCTTTAGCAATTTGGAAACCTCCCAACTCCATGATCTCGTCTTCGTCAATAACTCCTCGACCTCCAAGACCCATACGTTCAGCAACCATAGTTGAAGTATCTGAAAATTCTCCAATATCTCTTACCTGTTCTCTACGTCCTGCTCTTGGCCCACCGACTAAACCTTGAGCAACTCGTCTACGTCTTTGAGCGGGAGACATTTTAGCAGGTGGTTTAACTTTTGAAAGAGCAGGAGCATTAACACCTTCAGCAACCATAAATTTTTCAGCAAGATAATCAGGCCCAACCCTTCTTCGTTTTGGTCCTCCAGAAGTAGATGATCCTTCTCCCTTTATTTCTCTTTCTTGATCCCTTTTAACTTTTTCCCATCTTTTAGATAACTTCTTCGGTCTAGACCCTTTTTTCTTTTCTGCTTTAGGACTTCCAGCTTCTTTCCATTTTTTTACAGAAGTATATCCGGCAGCTTTAGCAGCCTTTTTGTCTGCCTCTGGAATAGGCTTACGACCTCTTCCCTTTCGTCCTCTCTTTTTACCGGGAGCTTTTTTACCTATTTCTTTTTCAGCCGTAGTAATACTTTTAACAGCCTTAGTTAAATTTTTAAGTATCTTACCTTTAGCCATTATCCTAATCCTTATAAGTTATTTCTTTGCCGGGAATGTAGTCTACAACTACATCTTCCTCTGGACCTTGAACGGCTGGGCCTTTACGAGCAGCCCCAAAACCTTGACCAGTAGGATTACCCGTTACTTCTCTCATAGCTTTTTCGTAGGCAGCATAGCCCTTCTTATCATAAGAATATTCTTTTCCTTTAAAACTAGGCATCTAAGCTCTCCTTCTATTCATTTTTTGAAAAGTCTTGGCTAAGTTAGCCTGTCTCCGAGTTGTAGGATTTTTAGACTTAGCAGCTTTATCAAGTTGGCTTGCTGAAATTTTTTTACCTTTAGCAACCCCCAACTTTTTTCGTAAAGCTCCCGGTTTTTTTACAGCACCCTGTATCCAATTCTTCTTAGACGTTTTCTTTTTCTTAACAGCCCCTCCTTTATTACGGAGTTCTTTATTAATCATAGCTCTGGAAATAGGCATTAGCTGCTCCCTTGTATAACTGTGTCTGCACTACCAGCAGGACTAGCAGCTTGTGCCATGTCATCTTGTCTGGTTCTACGTGCTTGATTCCGAAGTCCATCAATAGCAGCTTTATATTCACCCTGCCATAAAGGAACTGTAGTAAAACTTTTTAGATAAAAAGAAGTCTCAATCATGCAAGCATAAAAGAGAGCATCATAACAAAAATCTGAAAAATAATTTGTAGGATTACTATCTGATAAAGTAACCGGACGTTCAATATAAGTTAATTCAGCATCATAAGTTTTTTCAGGAGTGGGAGCTAAATAAATATTAGTGTTAGTTTGCATAGCATAATATTTAGGCTCACCTACAGAAGAAGAAACATAAGGCCAGAAATCAAATACAAATTCTTGTGTTCTAGGCAATAAGCTTTCTTTCGTATTAGCCGTACCTGCAGGAGCAGAGACAGAAGCTGATACTAGAATATTCAGGTTACGTACTATTCGTGTACCTGATGGCAAAGATACTACAGGATTATTAATGCTGACTGCGACTGATGTAAGAGTATTTAATCCAAAATCATCTAGCTCTTTAATAAGTCTTGTTTCAGCCCTATTAACTAGCCTAGGTAATTGATTATCAAAATCAGTTGAAGAAACTTCTGTAGTACTTCTTATATCGTTGAGAAGCTCACTATAGGTAGGCATTTACTTATCCATAGAAAACAGTAATTACTGCACCACTAGAGGGAGCCGATACTTTTATAACTCCATGAACTGCAGGACCATAATCTCCTAGATAAATATCTGCACCGGCTACTGCCTTAAATTTAATAGCCGTGCCGGGAGTATTAGAAGAAACTCCTCCCTCTACATTAATTTGTTTTTCACCTGTAATTTGATATACACCAGCTACATCAGCATAAATAGCATAGATTCTAGTTTTAGTATCATTGGTATTTGTAGAGTTTAAAGTAACTGATGTAGTAATATCTACCAATACACCGCTACCAGTTCCACCACTATCAACCATTGCTGTTTTAATATTAGAGGACATATTGTATTCCCTTTAAAGATAAGAAGGAGGGATTTCTCCCTCCCTCTTATAAAGTTGATTAACCAGCGTTACCAAAGTAACCTCTCCAATCAGACCAACCAAAGCTATATCTTTCTCTAGCTTTGAATCGAAGGTTGCCAGTATCGAAATCTGGCTCCATCTTAGTCTGGAGGGGTGCCCTGACAAACATCTTTGCACCATTCGGAACATTGGTTTTAACAAACCAAGCATCTGAATCGGTGAATCGACGGTTAATGTGAGAACCCTGCGGCAGCATACCCATGCTACGAGTCGAGTTCACATCATTCCACCCTGATGGTCCTACAAGTCCTGCCCCAAGAGCAGTAGTACCTGCACCCGGAATCAGCGTAGAATTAAGCAATGAGTTTGCCGTTGCCCAGTTATCTGGAGCAATGTGCAAAGAGATTGCTGACCCACCAACAAGAATACCACGATCATCTTCAATCTTTTGAATAGCTGTAAGACCAGCTTCCAAAGATGCAAAGGAAAGATCGGCAGCAGCAAGAAGGTTTGACTGATCCCCATCAAGAGTTGGATGAGAAGCACTGAACAGAGGCTTTCCATCTCCACCATGATAAGCAGCAGCATCGACAAATCCATTATTGAAAATGTCAGCACCCTTGACTTGTTTGGTATTAGCCATTGCTCTGGCAAGACCTTTGGCACGTAGCTTCGCAAACGTGTCATACAGGTTATCTTCCATAGCCTCTTCGGTAACCGCAAAGGCAAGGGAGATCGTTTCATTCACATATCGTGCTACATAGCTTTCACTTGCAGTATCGAATGTAACAGCAGCACCTTCAGCTTTAACGGGAGCAGTCCCGAAACCAGTGAAGAGTACTTCTTCTTCAAAAGCACGATCCGAGTTTTCTACTTCAAACAACGGCTCATGCTCATTATCTACTTCCCCGTATTCGAGGCCGAACACGGCATTCAAACCGGGGAGTAGTTCTTTGGCAATACTAGCTCTATTAATAGCCATTTTCTATCCTCCCCTAATCAATCGTTATAACAGCAGAGTAAGGCTTATTATATAGATGATGAGCCAGCCTTACTTCAAAGATTGGAAATGCTCTCTGGGCCGAAACCGTCAGATCATTTCCCGGTATGTCTCTAGCAGCAACAGGGGAAGCATCAATAGCCCGATTGGACGATGTACCCACTTTAATACCAAAGCCAGAATCACCTGTTCTGGTGTTACCCGCACCAACCGTAAGGCCGTAAGACGCTACGTTAATTACAGCAGCCGAGCATGAAGCATCAGCTTGAATGTAATAGGTTTGGTCTGGATCAGTAATAACCATTGCTCTGGCGTTAGTAGCAGATGTGCCACTAGGCCAATGTTTACTCCATTTCGGTTCCCCGTTCTCGATATAGTGGCACCCTTGGAAGACACCTACAACAATAGGTGCATCTAGAGCAGACGTTCCACCGACCGTTACTGGCTCAACATTGCCAAGAGTAACATGCACGGTGTCTCCAGTGAAAATATTAGCTGCCAAGCCAGAGGCAATCGGCAACTCACTCATTCCGGTGGAGTTAGCACCTGAACCCAATTTACGAGCAGGAAGGAAACCACGGAGATTTTTACTTGTAGCCATATTAGTTCTCCTTATAGGTTAATATCCTATCTCCTGCTTCTTTAGAACTAGTCCTGAAAAGACGGGACTCTTCCTTTAGTAACAGAAGATTTACTATTATTAGATATAGGCATTCTCGAATCACTTGAATTTTCAAGTTGAGAATTAACAGCTTGCATAAGCTGCTGACTCTTTTCCTGAAAATACCTAGACCTAGCTTGGTATTTACCGGCTGGCATTTTTGCTAATGCCAAATCACCACGACAGACTGTACCAGTATATCTACCTGTCTCCTGCACGATAGAAGAGGTTGCCATTTCAGGTACTTCTTCCGGGGTAACAAACGTCCATCCTTCAGCCATTTTCTTACCAACATTCTGATAATCATCTGCATCTTTTAGATTAATACGTATCCAACGTAGTGACATTCCCTCTGATTCAAATCTATTTTGAACTGGATTAGGAATCTCTAATGCATTAGGCTCTTCGTATGTCCACTCCATTTCTTCCCGTGTTTCAGTTTCCCTTGTTTTAGCATTCCGTGCTGTAGTACGTGTGTTCATTTTCTAACTCCCACGATAATTAATATTAGTGTATTCACCTTCAGAACTATCTACTTTTAGCTTCTCTGCAGCGTATACTTCAAGAGGTATATTCCATTTCTGAGCAAGCCTTACATCCTCTTGGGATAGCTTAATCTTCTTACTGGAAGTAGCAGGACTTCGTGATGTTCCTGCAACCACTTGAGCTACCTGTTTCGTCGGTTGCTCACGTTCGTTTTCTTCTTGGTCATCCTCTTCAAATTTGTGAGGAAACTCTGTTCTCATTCTACGATCTATTTCAGCGTAGAAATCATCTTCGTTGGGATCGTATCCCATTTCTTTGAGTTCAGCATCAATAGCTAAAGCTGAAGCAGTCATAACAGAATTAGTTCCAAACCAATCATTATCTCCAGCCCATGTTTGAGCTTTTACGTCTGGTTTCTGTGGAGCCTTCTGTTGAGGTTGTTCTACAGCCTTTTGCTCCATCTCCTTATTATAATTATCTAAAGCATTCTTTTGTTTATTTACATTATCCAAATCCATTTGGACTCTTTGTAAAACTTCTAAAGATTGAAGAACTTTTTCCCCATCTCCAGCATTATAAGCTTCTAAATAATTAGCTTTAGCTAAGTCTACTTTTTCTAGTAGGTGCTTCTCAGAATTATCTGTTGTAATTTTTTGAGTGTCAACAAAAGTTTTTTCTCTTTGTTGAAGCTGACTGTTTAAAGTTTCTCTCTCTTGAATTAATTGTTGTATTTGTTCGTCACGTTCTTTACGTTGTTTAACTAACTGTCTAATTCTTTTTTGTGCCCCATTAGTTTCAATCCCATCAAGTTCTTTAATGGTTTCTTCTGAAGCTTCTGGTTGAGCATCAACTTCTTTTGTTTTTACTTCTGGACGAGGGGCTTCTTCTTCCTTACCCTCAATTTCATACTCAACTTGCTCTGGAACTTCTACGTCATTCCATTCCGATTGTTCTTCACTCATTTATTTTCCTTCCGTCGATTCGACACAGACGTTTACGAATAATTATATTATACACTATTTTTATCTCTGAGGCAACTATTTAATGAGATAAATTAAAAGTAGGGTCTAAGTCTTTAGGGCTTTCCACTTTTAACATAATCTGATCATCAAATAAAAGAAGCAACTTAATTCCTTTATAAATCATTTTTACTCCAGTATGTTTACCATAACATACATAATCCCCTACTTCACACCAAGGTCCGGTAGGAAATTTATCTTTATCTTTATAAGCCAGTTCTCCGATAGCCACAACTCTACCTACAGTAGTAAGATAAGCCATATCATCTACCGTTGAATCAGGAAGCAAAATACCTCCTTTAGTTTTGGATTTAATGGATACAGGCCGAATTAAAATATTAAAGCCGGGAATAATAGGAAGGGGAGTAGGATCACTAAGCACTCCTTCTTCGTCACTAATCCATTGATCGTTCTTAATAGCATTAGCTAATGCTGGTTGTTGCATGGTCTACTCTCCTTCGTCATGTTGGTATCTATTTTTTAAAATAGAAGTTAAGTCTTGTCTCGCCCATGCAATGCCTTTATAAAAACCTACTAACTCTTTATAAGATGAAAAATCTCCTACTCCTCCATCAGCTAAAGTTGTTTTAATTTGATCCATTTGTTCATTTAAAGAAGTCACCACTTCGTCCCAAGGTGTCATGGAATTAGCACAACTCCTACAATAATTCCTATTACTGCTGCTGCTATAACCTTTTTCCAAGCCGTGCAGGAATAAGAACAAGAACAACTACTACAACTTAGTTTATCTTTAATCTTTTCTGATAGAACTTTAATTCTTTTTAACATTAGTCATCTCCTTCTACTTCAGAAAATAATTCTTTAGCTTGGCTTGTATCACTAGCAACTGATACATCAAGTAATTTTAAAAGAGAATTTAAAGCTGCTGTTTTATCTTTGCTTTCTGTATCAGCTTGAATCTTACTAAGCTTCTGCATTATCTCCATACCTTTAAGCTGCATATCATTTTCATTTCTAGATTCTTGATTAGCCATATCAACAAGCATTTTAATGGCTGCTATTGATTGTTTGTTAATTCTATCCTTCTCATCAGATTCAGCATCAAGCATTTCTTTCTGACCTTCAGTAACAGCTTTAACTTGCATCTCCATTTCATCTATATCAAGTTCTCTATTTTTAAGAGCAGCCGTTGCAGCATCTTTAGCAAGAGTAGCTTGGAGTTTTTGTTGCTCAATATTAAGTCGTTGCTTTTCAATATCAACCATCTGTGCTTCAGGAGATTGTTGTTTACCCATTGCTTGATTAGCATTTAGAACTTGTTGGGCAGCTTGAGCCATAGCCATCTCAGCAACATTAGGCATTTGTTGTTGTTCTGGAGGCAGGTTTTGCATTAACCCTTGAGCCACTCCTTGCAGTTGTTCTTGATATTTCATTACGACATGCTCTTGTATATTAGCCTGTAAGATGGGTACAACTCTTTTCATAGCAGGATTGCTACCACTAGTAGGGTCTTGGAGAAAAGCCATCTTAATTTGAATATGAGCATCGTGATTTTGACCGGGAAAAGCAGCAATAGGCAATCCTCTACTGGCTGCTTGAATGTCTGACATAGGATCAAGAGGCACCGGCTTTTTCTTTGGTGGAAGTATTTGATCTAAGTTAGGCATATTAGCAGCATTTAGAATTGTTCTATTTAGTTCTTCCATATTAAACATACCGGGAGGAGATTGCTGGGCTAATTGCAATGCCATTTGAGCCAACATCATCCGGTGAGCGTTTGAAGGAATGTTTGGATCACTAACGGGAATAATATCAATCCTACCATCAAAATCCTGTTTCATAATGGTACGGGAAACTCCCGGCATTTCAAAAGGATATTCATTAGGAAGATATTCATGGTTAATGTCTGCTAGAATTTTGAACTCATCTTTTTGCGTCTTGTGCATTCTTTTGTGAATAGCACTAAAGAATTTACTAGAAGCTTCTAAAAGAGCCATAGTTGTTCCTACAGGACCATAAGAAGCAGCATCGGATATTACTTGTTCAGTACTATCTGCAAACTTCTGTCCTGTAGCTGTTACAAAATTCAACATCTGGAATAAGG